TGGGAATGCGCGACGGTGGCCCGATGGGCTTCCGCCCTATTAGTTACGCCAACGGCGGTCCTGTGCAGGGTGACCCAGAAAGGTCTAGGGTCATTAACGCACTTGCGGAGATAACCGGACTGCCTCCAGAGAATTTTTCTGAACTTTCTGACGCCGAACTCTTGGACGTTGTTAGACGGGTCACGGGGCAGCAGCCGCAGCAGCCGCAGGCAGTGCCGCAAATGGGGACAATGCCACAGATGGAGCAGCCAATGCCGCCAATGCCGCAAATGGGGACAATGCCACAGATGGAGCAGCCAATGCCACAGATGGAGCAGCCAATGCCGCAAATGCGGCAAGGCGGCCTTATGTCCTTGAGTCCTAGATAACGATGGCAAGGAACCCCCTCCCCCGCAGCAACTTCGGCACGGCCTCTCTTGTAGAGCGCCGCAACGAAATACCCCCTGTGGATCTAGGGGTAGAGGATTCTGCGGAGGTTGCTGTCGAAGATTCTACCGTCATCGAGGCTCCTGGGCTTAACATCGAGCTGGAGGATGATGGTGGTGTTGTAGTGGACTTTGCTCCGGGAAAGGCTGCGCCAGAAGGTGGCGACTTCTACGACAACCTTGCCGAGGGTATACACGACAGTTCCTCCTCCATGGTCACCTCCGATTTACTGGAGCAGTACGAAGCTAACAAAGAGGGTCGCAAAGATTGGGCCTCGGCCTATCGAACCGGTCTGGAACTTCTTGGCTTCAAGTATGAGGAACGTTCGGAGCCTTTTCGGGGTGCTACTGGCGTGACTCACCCTCTTCTAGCAGAGGCTGTGACGCAGTTTCAGGCGCAAGCTTTTGGGGAGCTTCTTCCCGCTGGTGGACCAGTGCGGACAGAGGTGCTGGGTAAGTCCACCCCGGAGGCAGAGAACCAGGCTGACCGTGTTCGCCATTTTATGAACTATCAAATTACGTGCGTGATGAAAGAGTACACGCCGGAATTTGACCAGATGCTTTTCTACCTACCTTTGTCGGGGTCCACCTTCAAGAAGGTCTATTACGATGAGTTTTTGGAACGCGCTGTAAGCAAATTTGTTCCTGCCGAGCAGTTGATTGTTCCGTACACTGCAACGGATCTTGAGACTGCTGAGAACGTTACCCATGTCATCCAGATAAGCGAGAACGAACTCCGCAAGAAGCAGGTCGCCGGTTTCTACTTGGACATAGAGGTGTCCGCGTCCCAGTCGGATCCATCCGAAATCCGAGAAGAGATGGATGAGATATCAGGGGTATCTCCTAACCACCTGGACCAAGAGATAACGCTCCTGGAATGCCACGTAGACTTGGATCTTGAAGGTTACGAGGATATAGGCGACGATGGTGAACCCACCGGAATAAAACTTCCTTACGTCGTCACTATTTCCGAGAACAACGGAAAGCTTCTAAGCATACGCAGGAACTACAGCCCTGACGACCCAGGACATAAGAAGAACCAGTATTTTGTACATTTCAAGTTCCTCCCAGGTTTTGGGTTTTATGGCCTCGGCCTGATTCATATGATCGGGGGTTTGAGCCGGACGGCCACTGCCTCCCTACGACAGCTTATTGACGCAGGTACGCTCTCCAATCTTCCTGCGGGGTTCAAGACCCGAGGTCTTCGTATACGCAATGACGACGAGCCTCTGTCGCCGGGGGAGTTCCGGGACGTAGATTCGCCGGGCGGTGCGATCCGAGATTCCTTGATGCTGCTCCCATACAAGGGTGCAGATCAGACTCTGTTCCAGTTGATGGGTTTCTGCGTGGAGGCTGGGCAGAGATTCGCGTCTACATCTAATCTCCAGGTAGGCGAAGGCAACCAACAGGCTGCGGTGGGTACCACTATTGCGATGCTGGAACAGGGCGCAAAGGTAATGTCCGCTATTCATAAGCGGCTGCACTACGCCCAGAAGGAAGAGTTTGCACTTCTTGCGAAGGTATTTGGGGAATCCCTCCCCCCTGAATACCCCTACAACGTTGTAGGCGCGGAGCGGACTATAAAGGCAGCGGATTTTGATGCTAGGGTTGATGTTGTACCTTCCTCGGACCCAAACATATTCTCCATGGCGCAAAGAGTTGCGCTGGCGCAAACCGAGTTGGAGTTGGCGCAGTCTGCTCCAGAACTCCATAACTTGTACGAAGCGTACCGACGCATGTACCGGGCGGTGGGTGTCAAGGACGTGGACGCTATCTTGAAACCCGTAGATCAAGGGGAACCCGCGCCACAAGATCCTGCGATAGAGAATGCTGAATCCTTGGACAACCTCCCTATTGCGGTGTTCCAAGGACAGAACCACGAGGCCCATATAATGGCGCACCTCGTTTTTGGCTCGTCCCCTACAGTGTCTCAGATGCCTGCAATTGCGATAGCCTTGCAAAAGCATGTACTGGAGCACGTCTCGGTGAGGGCCAAGGAGCAGGTGGCCGCGCAGATGCGGCAGCAGCTACAGGGCCAGGCCCCCACTGAGGAGCAGGTTGGCGAGATCGAATCTATGGTCGCGGGTCTAACCGCAAAGGGGATGCAGGAGGTTAAAGCCTTAAGCGTCCAGATAAATGGTGGCGGGGAGCCGGATCCCCTGATTGCCCTGAAACAACAAGACCTGGAGATTAGGGCCAAACGTGATGCAGCAGAGAACCAGATTGACCAGTCTCGTCTGTCCCTGGACCAGCAGAAGGCTCAGAGTAGCGACCGCCTGGGAGCGGAGAGAATACAATCCCAGCAAGACATAGTGGCCGCAAGAATACAGGCCGCAAGGGAACGGGAAATCATGAAACAACAGCGCCAATAGGAGATTACTATGGCAAAAACAACATCCGGATCTGTTAAAAAGGGCATCGTGGTTAAGGATCAAGGTTACGTTCCTTACAGCAATGCTAAAAAGGAAAAAACCCCTGACGTCTCGGAAGCCTCCGTGGTTTCCGGTAAGAACCGTGGCATGGGTGAAGCTTCTCGTGGCGGTACGTTCAAGATATGTTAATTTTATAGGAGACTTTCAGATGCACTGGTTTTTTAGTCGAATGAAGGAGCCGTCCAGCTACGCCGCCCTCGGCGCTGCGGTGGTTGGCTTAGGAGTCCTGATAGGTCAGCCTGTTGTCACCCTCCTCGGCGTTGTGGGCGGGGTGGCCGGTTTTCTTTTGAAGGAGAAAGGTGTCCTATAGTCATGTTTCGGTGGATCGGACTGGCCACTGTTTCGTTAGTTCTGGCTACCGTGACAGCTTACTCGGCGGACACTGTTACGTCGGCCACGGTAAGTAGCTCGACGGTCGTGGACAAGACTCCGCCCACGGCTTCCAGCCCGGGTATTGTTGTTAACAACAACGATGTCTGCCAGACCGGACTCACCGCAGCGCTCCAGACGGGTGTGTTTGGTGTGTCTGGTGGCACGACGATCCGGGACCTTAATTGTGAGAGGATTAAGCTAGCCCGGTCTGTCTTTGGAATGGGCCTGAAGGTTGCTGGTATAAGCATCCTTTGTCAGGAGGTTCGTGTCTTTGACGGCTTGTGGATGGCGGGGTCTCCGTGCCCCTTTATGGGGAAGATAGGAGAGGCCGCTAAGGAAGAGTGGTTAGATAACGTCGAGATGTCCCCCGTGGGGTCAATCATCCGCCCCAAAGCGAAGAAGCGGGCCCGGAAGGATTGGAGCAAGGGGCCCCCAAGGGTTAATCCCGGGGAACCACCGGAACAGGAGGCTCCAACTGCCCTGGACTAGAAACGTAGTGAATCACTCCAGACCCTGGATCCAAGATCCTGCCTTGGGACACCAATGTCATCAAGCATGCGGTCGCTCAACCCTCTAAGCTGCGACTCTAGCCCACGGTATCTATTATATCGCCGGATGTATGAGCCGGTCCTTCGTAACATTAATTCCACGGTACACCTCTGTTTTGTCCTAATTCTTGGGAATAGTATGCCGCCAAAATAAGGGCACGGATAGAGGTTCATTTTGCATGAGGCCTATGCGATAATTGCACACTGTTTGTGCCGGGTTATCCAGAGTGTGTGGTACGATACATTGCGCCAGAAACTAGAGAAGTATGTCCTCGTTGTATTCCTTCTAGCGTCCCCTTGTGCGTTAGCGGAGGGGGTAACTACGACAAATATCCTTCCGAACCTATCTTCTTTCACCACTAGCGGGTCAACTACATCCAATATATCCTCTGGTTGCAGCGAGGGTGAGTTCTGTACGGGCAACGCCGCCGTGGGGGGAGGTACCTATACCAGCACGTTTGTGGTACCATTGACGGAGGACGAGATACAAAGAGGGTTCACGCTGGAAAGCACCGTGACCGTGGACTCCCATCCGAGCAACGCTACAGTATCCACCTGTACCAGCCTCGACCAGACGGGAGACTGTCGAGATCTCGTTATCCTTGGGGTTACCCTCCTAGATGGTGTCACTGTGGCCGGACAGTTTAGCCACGAGATAGAATTGGACTTCTCTGGAGAGCGAGATTTCTGGTTCTCGGATTCTGTATCGTCCAATAGCTTCGGGATACTGACGGGAAGTTTTTCCCTGTTCGGAATAGACGCCGGGTATCACCAGGGGTTCTTCGGCCCAAAGTTCTCCGATCCTACCCTGACATTCACCTACGACCAACTTGTTGAGCAGCAGATTCTAGACCAGATAGCCCAGAATGATGCTGTGGCTGCCCAGCCCCCTGCACAAATTATGGAAATGGCACCTGCAATGACCAACATGCTCCCTCCTCAGACCTCAAGCACCTTGGTTGTCGCTGTCGCGCCACAGGCCCCCTCGGAGCCTCTCCCCCCGCCTGAGATTGCGCCTATCCAGATGGACCTTCCTCCTCCCCCCGTTGAACAACAGCAAGAGGCCCAGGCGGAGGCCGCCATCGAAGCGCAGATAGAATCTGAGATAGAGTCCCCCCTAGAGACTGAGTCAGAACCGGAGACCGAGCCGAGTCCGGAACCAAGCCCGTCTTCGGAACCCGAGTCAGAACCAGAACCGGAGACTGGGACTGAGCCGGAACCAGAACCAGAACCGGAGACTGAGCCCTCAGAGGAAGTCAGGGAGCCCCTGGCCCCTTCGAAACCAAAAAGTAGGCAGGAGAAGATAAAGGCGGCTGCGGAGAAAGCTGTGGCAAGGATAGCCCCGTCACAGAGATACTCGGCGGCCTCCCAGACCACGACCATGGTGGCAATGGGCATGATCTCCCCTAAGATTGTAACTAAAACCTACCTAGTAGACACGCCGGGATTCTTCACAGGAACTAAGGTTCCGGACGGTCCTTCCATGGTAGACAGGATGCAGAACTACACCCTGTTCGGCAGCTCGAATGGGGCGCATGAGGCCTTTGTAGATTTTGACTGGAGACCGTGATATGTACGAGTACCATTGCACAATAGTTAGGGTTATCGACGGCGATACGGTAGACGTAGACATAGATCTCGGGTTTTCTGTCTGGCTAAAGAAGCAACGAATACGACTATATGGTGTAGACACGCCGGAGAGTAGGACACGGGATACGATAGAAAAGAGTTTCGGACTGCTCGCCAAGACTTTTGTTTCAGACCGGTTGCCTGTGGGGTCTGAGCAGGTCTTACGTACAAAAAAGGATGGTTCTAGGGGCAAGTTTGGTCGTATTCTGGGCGAATTTGTATGTCGAGAGAGCACTATTAACCAGCTGTTACTCGACACGCATAATGCCGTAGCCTACTCGGGCCAGTCTAAAGAGGAGATCAAGCAAGCTCATCTAGATAACAGGGTTTTGGTCAGAGATTGCTGCGGACAGGGGTGTTGTGATGGCTGAAGTTGAGTTTGGGGGTATGAAGTTCAGGGGTGGGAGGATGTTTGCTGCTCTCCTGGCGTTATCTACCCTTATCGGCGGGTTATACGGAGCTTTCGAAGTCTATAAGGACTATATGGACATGAAAGAGAGGATTCTGTCCTACTCGGCCCCTGATCTGAGTGGATTTGACAAGAAACTGGCCCTTATGGATAAAACCATGGGAACTGTGTCCAAGGAAATGAAGTCCGTGCGTATTAGGGTTATGGAGGTCCAAGAAATTGTCCGGGACACCCGTCAGGATACTCGGTCGGATGCGGCCTCCCTAGAAAACGCTATCTCCGCCGTAGATAAACGCTCCAGAATCCTTGATTCTGAGACGAGGTCGGCTCTCCGTCAAGGCGAGAAGACCATACGAGGCATCGCATCTAGTGCAAACGAGCGTTTTGATGCCAAAATCAATGGTGTATCGGCTTCCACCCGGCAATCGGAGAAGAACATGCGGGATATCGTTGAATCTGCGGCCTCCCGTTTTGATTCCAAGATCAACGGTATTGACTCAAAGCTGGACGCCTTCGAGAAAAGGCAGGACAAGAAACTGCAAAGGGCCTTAGATAATCCCTTATTGAGGAGTTAGTGATGGCTCAAAAGAAGCTAGAGAGCGACAGTAGCTATAACGAATTAGACCTGGATGGTGACGGAATCGTCAGTGATTCGGAGTTAGCCGCCGCGGCAGCATTATCCCAACATGAAAAGTCGGACGCCCAGAGAAGAATGGCATGGGTTGCCATGGGATCCATGATAATCTTCACGTTGGCGGTATTCCTGCCTATCTTCCCTGATGCCCGTATTAAGGCACTATCGGACTTGTTTGGCTTGTTCTATATTGGTCAGGCGGGGGTTGTGGGAGCTTATATGGGGATGACGGCCTACATGGCGAAGGGCAAGTGATGCTGAAGATTTATGTGTTGCTCGTGGTACTGGGTCTGGTGGGAGGAACCGTCTACGGCGGTTACTACTACTATAAGGATAGTCAGGAGCGTATCCGCATTCTAACAGAGAACACGGCTAAGTTAGAAACGGCAAAGCAGCTCCAGGATGCTGCTATTGATGCGATGATGGCCGACAGGGAAAAGTTTGAGGAGCTTAACAAGAATCTCCAACACAAGCTCCATGCGGCTAATAACTACAAAGACGTCTTAATAGGTAAGCTCCGTAAACACGATCTGGCAAGATTAAGCCTCAAGAAACCTATGCTGGTAGAAAAGAAGATTAACAATGGAACAACAAAGCTGTTTGAGTCCTTGGAGATTATTTCTGGCTCTCCCCCTCCTGCCCCTGCTGGGTAGCTGCTCCGAGTTTAAGAAGGTGCTGCCAGTAGAGATCCGGACTGTTGAGGTTGAGCGCAAGGTCCCGATCCAAAGCAGGCCCCGACCCGTATCCTTGAACAACATGCACTTTTACGTTGTAACGGAAGATACTTACGTTTCGTTCAAGAAACGTTTTGAGGAAGAAAATGGCGACCTACTCTTTTATGCCATCAGCGTCCGAGATTACGAGACGCTCGCCCTTAACATGGCAGAGCTAAAGAGGTTCATAGAACAGCAGAAGCAGGTCATAGTGTATTACGAGAAGGCGGTGTCCCCCACACCCGACGCGCAGGAAGAGAGCAAGTAGCGCCTCAGATTAAAGGTATCTTATGGACGGCATACTTCTAGCAGAACACCTTCTTAAAGCCATAGAAGAACGTAGGTCACGTATATGTGACCTTATGTCTGCGGGTTCGGCAAAAGATTTCGAAGAATACAAACAACTTGTTGGCAATGTTGAATCTTTAGACTATATAGGACAGGAGTTAAGAGAAATCTTAGAAAAGGCGGATTGATGGCCAAAATGTCTGAAACTGGTAATCTTATATCGATAAAGGACGCCTATGTTGAGCCCAAGGACCGGATACTAGACCCCACTAAGCTACCCAAGGAGACGTTGGAAAGGATGCCAAGTCCGACAGGATGGCGTCTGCTGATCCTCCCCTACGCTGGGAAGGGTCGCACAGAGGGTGGGGTATTACTTCCAGATTCTGTCATTGACAGAGAGTCCGTGGCAACCGTATGCGGTTACGTCCTGAAGACAGGCCCCTTGGCCTACGAGGATGAGACAAAGTTCCCCGGAGGAGCGTGGTGCCGGGAGGGGGACTGGGTCATGTTTGGTAGATACGCGGGAGCCCGGTTCAAGATAGAGGGCGGAGAGGTCCGTATATTGAATGACGATGAGGTCATAGCCGTTATACAGGATCCGGATGATATCCTGCACTTTTAACATGGAGAAGAACCATGCCAGAGACTAACGAAGGCGACTTGGTAGTGGACCTCCCCGACTCTGGGGATACTGTTGACATAGTACTGGAAGCGCCCCCAGAGGAGGAGAAGGAGGGCTCTGCGGAGCACGAGGACTACAGTAAGAACGTCCGGAGACGGATAGATAAGCTTACTAAGAAGGCTCGGGAGGCCGAAAGGCAGCAAGAAGTCGCCATAAACTATGCGAGGGATATTCAAGCACAGAACAACGAACTACAGAGCCGTGTCCAGAGCCTGGATCAGGGATATGTCTCCGAGTACGGGGACCGTATAGCTTCCCAGTCGGACTCTCTGTCCCGGGATATGGAGACCGCGATAGCCACGAACGACACTGCGGCCCAGGTGGAACTGAACAAGAAGATGGCGCGGTTGGCTATTGAGGAAGAGCGTGTTAGAAACGCCAAACAACAACAAGCGCAGCAACAACAAGCGCAGCAACAACAAGCGCAGCAACCGCAAGCGCAACAGCAGCAGGTCAATGGGGACAGAAGAGTTGCCCCCCCCGTAAGACCGGACCCCGAGGCAGTCTCATGGGCCAACCGCAACGCGTGGTTTGGCGAAGACGAGGCTATGACCTTTGCTGCCTTCGGTATTCACAAGAGACTTGTGGAGGAAGAAGGCTTTGACACGGATACCTCTGAGTACTACGATGAGGTGGACGCACGAATAAGAGAGGCCTTTCCACACAAGTTTAATGGAGGGTCCTCGACCACAGCTAGCCGCAGGCCACAACAGTCTGTAGCCTCTGCCACTCGCTCCGGTTCTTCCGGGCGCAAAACAGTTCGGTTATCTCCAAGCGAAGTTGCTATTGCAAAAAAACTCGGAGTTCCTCTGGATCAGTACGCGAAACACAAACGCTAGGAGAAGGTGATGTCTGAAGAGATGATCGATCGGGCTCCCCGCGCCTCTAAGACCCACGCGGCTAAACCCCGCAGGCAACCTTGGAGACCCCCATCCTTATTGGATGCGCCCGACCCGCCAGAAGGCTACGTTCACAGGTGGATTCGTTCCGAAGTTCGAGGCTTTGACGACCGCAAGAATATCTCTGCCCGCATAAGAGAAGGGTGGGAGTTAGTGCGGAAGGAGGAGTACCCAGACTTCGAGGCACCTACCTTGGAGAGTGGCAAGTACGAAGGAGTATTTGGCGTGGGAGGTTTGTTGCTGGCTCGTATTCCGTTGGAAATTGTTGACGAGCGCAAAGCGTACTTCAATCAAATGAGTGAAGATGCGATGCAGGCCGTGGACAATGATCTTATGAAAGAGACCCAGCACCATTCGATGGCGATTCAGAAACCTGAACGCCAATCGCGTGTTACCTTCGGAGGCCCCAAGGTCTAAGGACTCAGGGGGCCATTGTTTTAACCCCATTGCTTTAAGGAGCAAGAGAAATGGCGAATACTAACGGGAGCTTTGGCCTCCGTCCGCTCAGTAAGCTGGGTGGGGGAGCCAATTCCACCGGCCTTACGGGGTATACTTCGTATGAGATTGCCTCAGACAACACTGGCAAAATCTACCACGGGCAGATCGTTGTACCCCTAGCTTCGGGTTACATCGACCACACAAGTAATGCCGCTGGTGGAACTGTTAGTGCCTTGGGCGTATTTCAAGGTTGCGAGTATGTCTCCAGTGTCACTGGAAAACCAACCTGGAGCAATTACTGGCCAGGATCCGGAGCGGATAGTAACCATCCGGTCAAAGCCTTTGTCAACGATGACCCAAGTCAGTTGTATGTAGTTGCGACCGACGCTACGTGGACGAGCAAAGCAACGGCACGCGCAAGTGTGTTCTTGAATGCTAGTACGTCTACGGGTGTCACTGGGACCGACACTACGGGTGTCTCTCTGGGCCGTCTGGCTATTAGTACCTTGGCGACCACCAACAGCTTGACTCTTAGGGTCATGGGCTGGGTGGAAGATTCTCTTAACGAGGATTTTACGGCTGCCGGGATCGGCGCAATTGTTAGGTTGAACAACAGCTTTAATGCACCCACGGGTTCCATTGCTGCTGGTACCGTTTCAACTACTGGCGTATAGGAGGGTTTGAAAAATGGCTATCAGTAGAGCACAGCTCGTAAAAGAGTTGGAACCCGGCCTGAACGCATTGTTCGGAATGGAATACGATCAATATGATCGTGAGCACGAAGGTATCTTTTCTATGGAAAGTTCCGATCGTGCTTTTGAAGAAGAAGTGATGCTCAGTGGTTTCGGAGCAGCACCGACGAAAGGCGAAGGCAGCGCAGTGTCCTTCGATGACGCGCAGGAAGCTTATACTGCTCGTTATACGATGGAAACAATTGCCCTTGCTTTCTCAATCACGGAAGAGGCTGTCGAGGATAACCTTTATGACCGTCTAGCTAGCCGGT